CTGCTTTAGAGAATTTATCTGCACAGTACCCTGACCTTCTACTTACTTTATCTTATGAAGAAGAGACAGGCTGGGGTGGGGAATGTGAATTCCTGCGTGGTAAATATATTGCTGGTTTAGAATATGAAACCAAGTGCAATGAATGTGATGCATATGACTGTATGGAGTATTGCGAAGATTGCGAAAATGATGTATGCTCTGTTTGTAGTTTTGGGGCAGAGGAAGAGTGTCAGTCCCATATGGTAGAATCAGAACTTCCGCCTAAAGTACAAGTTACGAAGAATGCATAATGGAAAAGCTAGTTTCAACTAAGTATACCTTTGTATGCGATCCTGATTATTGTGATTGTTTAATTGAACTTACTACATCGGATAAGTTTGGATTTCCCGCCACTGTGACAAACATCACATGCCCTTGCGGGCGTGTCTTGGAACCTTTGTCAGTGGTAGATGCTACAATACTCCCTATAACCGAACAGAAAGAAGAAACAATGGAAACCATGCAGGAGACCTACAACCCAAATGCTTTGGTCACTTACAAGAAGATTGTAGATGGTCAGGCTGAATATGTTACTACCAAGGTAACAGAACTTGACTGGGCTATGGAACGTGCCCGTCAAGATGCAAAGATGGCTATGATTAGTTATGAGAAGGAAGTAGCACTCGAAGAACTAATTAAAGAGAACTACCTTGAATCTGGTGATCAGGGAACTCTTCTGCAGATTGCAGAACTCTTTAGTATCTCATTAACTAAAGATGTTGAGTTTGTTGCAACTATCGAAATCTCAGGAACTGTTACAGTTGATCTAACTGATGAGGATGCTTTGCAGACTCTATTGGAAAATAGCGTACATGTTTCTTCATATGATGGAGATCTAGATGTATCTGATTATGTATTAGTCAACTATGAGGAGCGTTAATGGCTATTGTTACAATTGATGCTGGCTCCCGCCAAACGGCGGGAGCATTAATGGTAGAGGCCTGGAAGCACGGGGTAGAGGTAGAAATGCTACATGATAACCAGATGGAACTAACATGTGCATATGATGACAAGATGAATAAGGTCTTAAATAAATATAAGGGTGTCAAAGTCCTACACACAGAACTAATTAAGGAGATATTTGAATGACACTTATAGAACTAATTAATTTAATCTATACCGATATTGACGGGCATGCAAATGAATGTGACTGCAACATATGTATAACTATGGATATTGTACAGGAATATATCCAGCGATATCACCTTGACAAGGTGGATGCTGGTGAGGAGATATTTAAATGAATGATCCACTAATTGAATATATCAATTTACATATAATTAGTTTAAAACAAGATCTTGAGGATGCTCAAAACAATGTCCCTATTTCAGAAGATGAGTACTATGAATCAGATTCTTATTATAACGGGTCTATAGAGACTGCTGAGCATATCCTTGACATGGCCCGTCAATTTGACGAGCAGTCCCTTTATATGGTAGGATAACGCCCATGGATATAACAACACAGGAACGTATAGATATGCTAGTGGATGTAGAGATTAGTTTAACTAATTACTCTAATTCAAAAGCCAATTACCGTCCCGCTTTTGGTGATATTGCCGCTTATCATACATTGTTAAGTTTGTATGAGATGGACTATAGCGATATGGAGCCTGAGTACTTATGGCGCAAGAAGCCTGATGAGATCATGACGGTAGTCATTGATGAGAATCATATCTTCTCACTTGAATACGGGTGGGATGACTTATATGAATCAGTCCGTGAATGGATTGTAGAAAAGGGTTTCGTCGTACATTGCGACGAATTAGATGAAGAAGAATACCAACAACTAATGGAGGCAAAATAATATGGCAACAAAGGCAAAGTCAACAGCAGTACAAACAACACCAGCACAGTCCCCACGTGAATTCCTAGTTTCAAAGGGCTTTACACCAGGGGCTCGTGGTCGCTTTAGCAAAGACATGGTCCTGGCCCTACAGGCTGCAGGTTATCCTGTCAAGGCTCCAAAGGAGCGTTCAAAGGTGGTTTCAACCCCTTTAGCGTAAACCCTTACCAAGATGTGCCCCCAGTCAGAGTCTCTCGTACACTTTACGGTATGGACAATCTGGGGGTACGCATTGGGTACGTAATGTGCGGGGATTGCGAAAAGCACATGTCAAATTGTAATTGTGAAGGTGGAGTAAAGGCTCCATCTCAAATAGTGAGAGCACTAGACAAACTCGTTAGAATATGATAGGATAGGGGACTTATGCAAAGTATAAACCAAAAGTATGTTAAACAGACTAATGATATGTTACTTAACGCAGAGTCTAATCTAGAACTAATTGCTACTCAAATACACAGATTACCTGTTAGAGAGCAGCATAGATATCTTAGACTTGTTTTAAGTTATATAGATGTATTGTCTAAAGCCAAGTTGGCTACTATGCGTGATTCTATTGCGCTATGCAAGGAACTAATGGAAGTAATTAACCTATACTATGAGGAGACAGAATAATGGGAGCAAGAACTAATTATACAATCATCACTACATCTAACCCCGCCCAAAACCTAAACGTTTATGCACACTGGGATGGCACAGAGTCAGTGGCGATTATGCAGGCTGCTATCAAGGCCGCTATGCCCCGTATCAAGACACGTGATACATCCTATGCCACTCGTATCCTAGTGGACCAGCTGACCAAACACGGGCGGGATTCTGAGACAGGCTATGGTATCTACATTGGAGAAGAAGTAGATCATGAAGAGCAATATGAATATAAGGAGATTAACTTAATTAATAATACAGTTACAGTTGGCTCTATGACATTCGAACTTAATCAATTTGTTGAGGTGCTAGTATGAGCCATAACCATAGTTGGGAATGCTCAGATGTCCCCGCAAATTATTACTGTGCTTGTGGATCAGAGGGATACTATAACTCAGTTGACAAGACTATAAATGCAGTGGTATAATTATACAACGAGATAGGGCGTTCAGGCAAGTCTGCCAAGTCCATTATAACCTCCACAGGTTCGGGTCCTGTGGAGGTTTTTTTTCTTACGAGTTTTTTTTTAAAATGGGATTACGATGGGGGCTAAAAATCTCCACGACTTTTATTGGCGGGACATTACGAAGAAGCTTAAAATCTCCCAACAAGTACTGGTAATATACCCTATATAAAACATATCAATAATCAAACAATATGTATAATAAACTAAAGAAACATAAACACTTATGGACATTTATATAGACATTCTGTCTATTTTTGTCCATTTTTGTGTAGCATATAAAATATGACCACATATGACCACATAAACACTTGACACATATAATTTTATGTGTACATGTGGATATACCTGTGGATAACTATATTACGATTTGACACGCCTTATATTATATGGTTTATATCATGATATCTATATCTGTGGATAACCTGTGTATAAATTGTGGATAAGGGTATATGTATTCTCCACTATACTCCACTATGCTCCACTTCTATAGGGTCTATATGGCTCTATGAAGGGTTATCTATGGGTATTGGGGACGGGACTATGCACAATCCGTACAATAATTGATAGCCCTTATATGCTCGATAGAGCGATATATGGGTCTACCACAACTTGAACATCTTAAATCTATAAGGTCTGATTTGGCTATATTGATCTTATAGCTTCTTGTATAATATAGTTTGGTTATATACCATAGTAATACTAGTAGTAGAAGTGTCATCTTAATCCCGCCCCTTTTTTAATATTGCATTTGCCATGTGATGGCCTTATATTCTCTATGGTGTCATCTCCACCTTTGGATAATGGAATAACATGATCCAAATGTAATCCATATTCCCAGCCCTTATATCCAACCCTTTTAGGTAAAGTTAGATCAATTGGCTCTTGACATAAATGACAGATTGAGCCATATCTATCCAATACCTCTTCTCTGGTATATGGGCTTTGTATGGCATTTCCTCTAACTTCTCTAAGTCCTCTGCCTCTATCTTTAATTGTTCTTTCATGTACCCAATGGGCTTTCATGGCTTCTCTACATTCATTACAAGGATCTTCAAACATTCCCCGAACATGCCAATCATAGCCATTTTTAGTTCCATGCGTAGGTATATAATTAATTGAATATCTACCCAATTTTAGCATCCTTCGTTTATTAGATTTTTTAGATTCATTCATCTGCCCTTTAGAGGTATTACGATACCGCTTGGTTTTCTCTGCATCTGCTCCTGGATGGCGTTCACGCCATAATCTTGAGCGTTCTGTAGAAGTTAAGGCCATTTAGATATCTAAATCTTCTTTATCTATATCCTCTGTAGCATCCCATTCCCACATAGTTCCCCACCACATATGAGGCTTTAGGAATATGGCTGATATTCTCCCGCAGATATTGCCTATGGTATTTAAGATCGGGTTATCCGATCCTTTGATCTGGTTCCAGTTTTCGCTCATTTTTTCTCCCTATGTAGTAATATATGTTGGTGTATAATTACTGTATGACTGCTATTACAATAATACCAAACTTTATATCTGATGACCAATGCAAAACCCTAATGGATTTTATTGATTCAAATCTTAATTCATTTGAATTTTTAACCGATAGGCATATTAAACTCTATGGTGAAGATAATTATCATAAAGAAAATAGTCCAGAAATAGATTGGGATTTTCTAAATTCAATTAAAGGTTTAGTTGAATTTATAGGAAAAAAAGTTGAAGATGCTGCAAAACTACAGTATGAAGATGACGATGTTCATTTATGTAATCTTTGGTTGTCCAAGCATGTTCCTGGTGCTAAATTAGCTTTCCATCATGATATAGATCATGGTTTAAATCCATTTATTAAATATAGTTTAGTTCTTTATTTAAATACTATTGAAGATGGTGCTTTAAAGTTTCCATTTAGACGATATTCATACAAACCTAATGGTGGAGATTTAGTTATGTTTAAAAGTGGAGATATGTTAAATGGACATCAAGTTGATAAAATAAGCGATTATAGATATTCTATACCTATGTTTTTATCAGATAAAACTCACGCTTTATTTAACGTATAGCTTTATAAAAGTTACTATGATTACTTCTGCTATAAGGATAGCAATTAGGCCTTTGGGCATTCCCGCCATTTTATTCATATTTAAATTTTTGTTTCTTTCTAAATCTTGCCAAATAGGTCTTTAGTTTCCACCTATTGGTGGTTATCTCATATAGACTGTGTATAAATGCATCGTGGTTTTCCACGTTTTCGCCCTCTTTTTTGCTCATTTTTCTGGGTGATCGTTTCTATGTTCATATTGAATAGGTTCGAGCTTTAGGATCTTTTCTTTTAATTTTTTGTTTTCTAATTGCAAGAAGGTATAGTGTTCAGCATTGTTAGATCCTCTGGCTATACTTAATGCTCTCTTGTAGTCTTCGGCCATTACCTTATAATTATTTACTTTTTGCTCTGTATAGTGGATAAACCCTACAATAAATAGGCTTAAAAAGCCTAAATAAACTATTAATAATGTTGTCATGCATTGTCCCTTTCATACATAATACCTCTGAGATATACACAAAGATCTAAGGCTTCTTCATAAGCGTCTTGTAGCATATCTCTGCCATTATCTGCTTGAAGTCCCGTCCCGTAACGCTCTATGCCTAATTCTAGGCGTTTAGCCATGTCTTCCATGACTAGTTCTTGAAGAATTGGGTTTTTATTTATTATTGGTGATGGTTGCAATTATTTAACCTTAGCTGCTGCCAAATGCCAAGAACAATCACAACTGTTGTTTTCTGGTTTATTCCATAAACAATTTGATGCAATGCTAATTTTTAAATCTTCTTTAACTTTTTTTACTACTTTATGAGTTCCGTTACAGTTTTTATCTGGATCTGTTGTATATCCACAACTACATGTTCCCATTAGTATCCTCCCAAACAATTAATTGATTTAGTGTGTTTTTTATATTGCATTAAATACTCAGATTTACTAGGAGCATAAAATTCTTTATAACACGCACCACAATTTCCTGACCATTCTTCTTCAAAGAAGTTAAAGGTCATAATTTTAATACGTGGATTTGTTGTTATTGGCGATGTCTTTTTTTGTTTCCGTATTTTTTCTCTACGTCTTGTTTGCATTTTTCTACAATCGCTTTCGTTAGTAGTTCAATACGACGGGATGATTCAAGAGCACGTATATCATCCCAGTCCATAGGATCTTCTTGTTGATTCATACCTTATACTATCAAATTTATATATTGTTTGTCAATCTCTTAAGTAAAAAAATATTGACTTTCTTGTACCCTTAGTTATTGGTAGCACTTGATGCTCGTAATCGTTTGTTCCTATATGACAGACTAAAGATCTTTTTTTAGGTTTATATGTTATATTTTTTTTAATATAATTAATTTGCCCGCCTTCAAAATCTTCATTTAAATATATTACTAATCCATATTTACATGTAAGAAGGCCATCCCTAACACACACAGAGCATTCGCAACCTTCATCGTGAGTATCTGAATGTGGCTCTAAATAATCACCCTCAAGCATTGTCCTAAGCATGCCAGTGCCTAAAAGTTTATATTCATCATTAAATAATTTACTTATTTTATTTTTTATTTCTGTTATATTATTGGGGTGTTGAGATATTTCATCTTCTGATAAAAAATCATATATTATAAATATGCCTTCATCTAAATATTCTTTTTCCATTAATTAGTTTCTTCTATCCAAAAGAATACAGATTTTCTTTCGCCTTCTTTAATTTTAGAAACTCTATGGGTATATTCTGAAGTTCCTAAATGACAAATTAAAGATCCTTTTTCTGGTTGATAAACTATATTTTGATAAAAATAAGTAATTTCTCCACCACCTGAAAAATCATCATTTAAATATATTACAAATGCGTATTTTGATCTTAACTGACCATTTTTGCTGCACCATTCACAAACACAAGTTAATCTGTGGCTATCATAATGTATATAATCAAAATCTTCTGGAAGTTGCGTTCTTACAAATCCTAAGCCTTTTATTAAATATTCATCATTAAATAAACTACTTACTCTAGATCTTACTTCTTTTAAATTTTTTGGAAATTTAGAAATTTCATCATCTGATAAAAAGTTTTTTATAACAAATATGTCTTTGTCTAAATATACTCTTTCCATTATTTATTTAGTTCTTAGGATTAATGATTGATTTTTTGCCAGCTATTAATTCTTCAATGTTGTTACATATAATTGACCATTCTTCATCAAAAACATTTTTTGATCTTCCAGGACCAACATTTATTTTTCTGCCTTCTTTTTCTGCCATTTCTTTAACAGTTTTTTCAGAATCCCAGTTTAATACTGTGCATTGGTAGTGTTTGTCAACAAATCCATCTTTATCAACTAAATATTTTTCAAAATTTCCACCCATTGATTGTCCATTATACGGACCAGCATTTAACCAATATGAAAAATATCTATTTTTATAAATTTCATCAGTATCAAAACCAAATTCAGCATACTTATCTTTTGCAGCAAACTGGTGGGTTCTTATTTCTTTATAAAGATCATGGGGTTCACCAAAAGGTTGACCTAAACCATTGTACCCAGCTGGCTGACCTAATGTTGAACTAACTGCTTCGTTAGGATTTGAACTTACCATTTCTGAAAATTGAAATGTTGTTCCATATACGTCTTTGCCGTAGTTTGCAGAATCTGCTCCACATGTAATACCCTGTGACCACTTGCCATGGGTTATTCCTGGCCCGCAGTAATCATTTGTTGGTATAGCTACAACTTGAAAATTATCTCCGCCATATTTATCTTGAAGCCATTGTAAGACTTCCATCTGATTTGCATTTCCACAACCAACAGTTGTGTTTACAATTAAAGTTGCTTTTCCTTTAAATTGATCTAAAAAATTTGGCTTCCCATCGGAAGAATTTAAAGATATATCGTAAATTGATTTCATGTTGTTTTACCCCTTATGGGAATAGTTTAGCATCTATTCTTTCAGAGACCAAATGAGCCATATGGTTAACTCCCTGTACATTGTCAGAAATAAGCTTATCAACATCTTCTGGTGACATATTGTTCATTGTGCCATATTGTCTATAATTTTCAACCATGGTATCAATAATTATACCCTCAATTGCTGTTAATCTATCTTGCCGTTCCATTTTTTTCTCCTTTTTGAGTTCTATTTTATATTATATCAAAAAATATATTTACTAGTCAACAACCAAAATGGCCCCGCAGGGCCATTCTGGCTTATCATATTTATGAGATTTTAGTATTTATTTATCTTGTTTAAGATTTTTATATTTACAATATAATCTCATATTGGATTGTATGAGTACAATGATGATACCTAAGAGAAGAAGATTGATCATGTTTCAGATCCCTCCCCTTCCCCTGTAACATATTCTTTGATCTGACTTAATTCTTCATGCATATGCTGTAATAACTTTTGAGTATCTAAAGATACTCGCAAGTCTCTGTTCATAACCTTACGGTCACGCTCAGATTCCCTGTCAGTTGCAGATAAAATTAAACCAGATAGCAGGATAGCTTCTAATGAAACTATCATTGTTAAAAGTCCATATGGGAACGGTTCTACTTTGAACAGCACCCAAGATGCAAACCAAATCAGATGCGTAATAAGAAACCACGGGCTTCCAGCTACGTGTGCTGACCAATCTGCTAGACTTTCTATGCTTTTTTCTATATGCTTTATTGCTTTTTTGATATCCATCACCTCTTTGTAGCAGTAATGAGAGATACCGCTACAAGATAATTATATCATTATTTAACTACTTATAGATAATTATTTAAGTTCTATTTTTGGTGTTTGTGCTAAACGTTGTGTGTCCATTAATGAATTAATGTAATACATGTAACGCTCAACAATAAAAATAACTTCATCTAAAACTTCAGCAGAAATTTCTTCTGTGATCGTTTCGATCTTCCCGTCAATTGCACGTTGTTCAGCTACATCACGAGCAACATTATAAACTACTTCATTTAAATCATTTGGGCTTACTGGAATTTCCATTTTATTCTCCTGTTGATCCGAATCCATCTGTGCCACGCACAGAATTAGATAATTCTTTTACTTCTTTAAATACTGCTTCATGATAAACCTGAAACACAAGCTGTGCTATTTTATTGCCTTTTGCAACATAAAAATCTTCATCTGTGTTATTAACTAAGATTACTTTAATCTCTCCACGATATCCAGAATCAATAGTTCCTGGTGCATTTAAGATTCCTATACCCTTCATAGCCATGCTTGATCTAGGATTTACATATGCTACATACGATTTAGGAAGTTCTATAGCAATACCAGTTGGCACCGCACCTACACGATGTGCTTTTACTATAAAATCTTGTGAAGCATACAAATCAGCTCCCGCATCTCCTGGATTTGCATAATGCGGAACAATTGCATCTTTTGAAACTTTCTTAAAATTAACAAACATATTAATCTCTTTCTAACTCTTCTTTAATCTTTTTTCTTAAAAGATATAATGTGTATGGGGCATCGTCATCTTGTTCATTCAAAAAATCTAGTATCTCTTGAAATACTTTTTTTCTAATTAACTTGACAGCTCCCAATTTTAATCAGACAATCCTTCTAATGCACCTTGCACTAAACTTCTTATCTTTCTTGCTCTACGTTCTTCTTTTACCATTTGCAATGTTTCAAAGTATCCAGCCCCATCTACGATGTTATCTCTCTTAGGACGATTTACTTCACGACTAATCTTAAGTCCAACCATGCACAATGCTACATCTTCTGGAGTAACTTTTGTTCCCAGAATTGCTGACCAGATTTGAGCGGTACGAGAAAAGTCCTCAAAAGGATGACCATAGTTTTCTCCACGATCACCATGCACAATTCTTTTAGCTTCATCTAAAATTGATTCATTTTTAGGCATTTAAATAATCCTTGAGATATCTTTCGCCTGCCTTAAGATTTGTTTTCAAATTAAGTTCACGTCCATACTTAAACATAAGCTTTGATACGTACATTAAATTATTTAATTTGTTTTGCTTTCTTGCAATAGTCTTTGCTCTACGCTTATGACCTCTTGCTTGTGCTTTTGCGCCTAAACCCTTATGCATTATTATCCTCATATCCAAATAGTACTCCGCTATTAACAAAGTAGAACTTTTCTCCAACTGCATCTTTAATCTCAGTTGCGTGGTTTGGAGAATAGTATACTACCATGCCCTCTTTAATTGTGTCAACTGGGTACAAGGTTCCGTTAAATGAACTAACCTCTCCTGGCCCCACCTTTACTACTGTACCTCTTTTGAGATCTTGCTCCGTTGCAGTAGCAGTTAAAACTAAACCAGAAGCAGTTTTTGATTCTGTAGTTTCTATTTCCTTAACAAGCAAAAGCTTGCCTAAAGGATTAATACTCGTCATCTTCCATATCCATTTCTATTTTGTCTGGGCTATCCATAGGGGTTCCTATAGTGTATTTTGTATGACATTCAAAACATTCACCGTTTATCCCGTACATACCAATTTCATAATCATTTGGATCAACGATGATCCAAGTTAAAAATCTTGAACTACTGCAAGCAGGACACACTGGAGAAGGTATACCAGTATAATCTATGCTCATCCAAGATAACTTATTCTAGTTACTGTCATGCATGGGTCTCCGCCATCTTCCCATTCTTTAACTTCTTCTTCAGTCATAACATCGTATCCTCCGTCATGAGTTTGACAAAATGGATTAGTTACCCACCCCTTGTGAACTCCAATATTAAACCAATCCCAAAATTCTGTATCTGACATTATTTAGCCTTCACTATCTTATTTGCTTTTTGTTGCCTTACAATCTGAAATGGTCCAGAAGTGTAAACATCATTGTTAGCAGCAATCTCTAGAGCTTTTTCTACATTAGCCCCAGCGTACAACGCACCAATAGCGAATGATGAGCCACTGCCCACCCCATATATGCCGTCGCTATTCAGCAAAACACTAAAATCATTACCTATATCAAACACTTCTCCATTATAAGCAAAAAGCATATTGAAGCCAGCATCTTTATCGTTTGGATCTTCTTTCCAATTATTCTCTTCTAAAACTTCTTTCATAGCTGGAACAAATTTAGTTATCATAAACTTGTAAAGATCTTCTCGCTCTTTTGCATTGGGAACTGGTGGTACAAAAATATGTTGCAGAATGTCACATGGCTGAGAATCACCACTTCCTGCAATAAGCCACCCATTATTTTTGGTAATCTTTTCCATTTGAGCATGCTTATGCGGTCTTGCTCCATCAGTTACCTGAGAATCAGCACCAATAGTTACATTACCGTTTTTTACAACAGCAACAATGCTTGTCATCCATTTACCTGTTCTATGATTTCATCTGAATTTTTTGCAGTAATCTTTGTTCCAAGAATACCTTTATTAATTTTATATACTTGGGGTATGCTTTGAATCGAGTATTGCTTAAGATAATCTGGATCAACTTTATCAACATCAACAAAAAAATAATCACGAGATTCATCTTGCATAGCAGCTTTAGCCATTTGAGGCTTTAATTGCTTGCAGGGGCCACACCATTCAGCACTAAAATAGACTACAGCATCTTTAGCAGCTATTACCTCTGCCATATCATTTGTGATCTTAATCATTTTTTTCTCCTATGCAATCAATTCGTTAGCAAGAATTTCTTTGCCAATGTATCTGCGTTTAATTATAAAGTCTCTAACTGAATCTGGACCCTTAGATCTTGCACAAAGTACAACTACCCACCTAGGCTCAAACTTAGAATCAATACATAATTGACACATAAGAGATGATACACCATCAATTAATTCTGACTTCTTTGGATGCAATTCATTCTTTTGTTTTCCACAAGAATAACATTTCATTCTTCGTTCTCCCAATCATCATAAAGCATTTCATAATCATCGTTTTCGACAACTACATCGTACATAACACCACCATATATATATCTAACTCTAGAAGCATAAGCTCCCTCTGCAATTAAATCGGCATAAACGCCTTCTTTAATTAAGAATACTTTTCTGTGTAGGGACATATTTTATTCCTTCTATTTCACATCGAACCCCAAAGGATTCAATTAACTGTCTGCAAAGTAACAAGTACTCCATGATATCTGCTCTCTTATCAATTTCGTATTGCATTATGTTTTCTTCGTATACAGTTAAAGCTAGATAATTTGGCCTGGCTCTTACATCCATTCTAAGATCTTTAACAGGCATCTTAACTTTTCTAATGGCTTTAGCCATAGATACGTTATAAAATATTTTTTCCATGAATTTTCTTTAGAGTATCCCAAGTTTCTTTAGTCTTATGTGCATTATTTTGTTTATCTACACGACCAAGATCCATAAAGATCCCGCCACGTACGCCAAATTCTTTCATGGAAACACCCTCTTTGTAACATTGCTTAATTACTGGACAACTTAAACATACTTCATCAGCAGTTTGTGCCGTAATCTTATCATTTTCGTAATCATCATAAAACCAATTAATGCTCATGCCTTTGCATGCAGCAAGATGATACCACTTTAGGTCTTCTTCATCAATACCTAATTCTTTAAGAATGCTTGACATATTTAGATGGAATTAACCATGTACCCTTACTTGTTAGTGGGTACTTATTTGCATAGCCCCATTTATTGTTTTTAAACATGCCATTGGTTTGAGTATAACCATTATGTCCTGGGGACCACTTTACAATTGTGTATCCATCCCAGTAAAATCCAGCCTTTTTGTTTGATTCAACAAAATCGTGGGCTTGCTTGTAACTTAGCTCTTCTAGATTTTTCATATCTGTCTTGGTAACTTGCTTTCTCTTTTTGTTTTTTGTTCTTTTAACATGTCTTTAATTTCTGTTAAAAGGCTTACTATCTGAGTAAGCTGAACTTCTATTGTATCATTTTTAGGCATTATCTGTCAAGCACTTTCTACTAAAAGATATGGGATTCCATATTCTTTTAATACCTTCATTGAAGATTTTGTTCTAGCACAACCCGTTGAAAATATAATTGCATACTCTAAGCCCGATTCAATCACAGCCATATCATTGATGACTGGAGACTTCCCACGATGCAATTCTTCTTTTAATTTAAAATTCTTTTGTTTTAAAAACTTTTCAGTTTTTCCCACATATTCCGTGATCATATTTTCTGCACCCTTTAGCCCAGTATGGACTAATAAAATGTTATCATGACCTAGCTCATGCGCTTCTTGAATGAATACGGTCATATTGCGTATAAGATCTGAGTAATCTGTCCAGTCTTTACTGCCGAATATTCCAACCTTCATTTTTCTCCTTTAGAAATAAAACAGCGGAGGTTTTAATCCCCGCTGTTATATAGTTTTAAATAAGATTAAAGCTTACCGTTAATTCTTGGTGCGAATGCTCCGCCCCAAACAGATTTCTTCATCTCTTTTGCTTCATCTTCCTTAGATTCTGAAGCCTCTTCTTCTGCAGACTCTTCTTCGTCTGCTGCCTTAGCAATGCTATCAAATCCTGCTGCTTCATGGTTTGGAGCAGTTTCTGCTGATACTACTGAAGCACCATCTACTGTCTTTTCCATTGGCATTGACTGACCACAATGTGGGCACTTCTCTGCTGCTGCTTTGGACATACCATCGCACATGCACATAGTCATAGCCTTGCCACAATCTGGGCAATTTGCTGCCTTCTCCATAGGTTCTGTTGTCTCGCCCTTAGAAGGAGCTTCCTCTGTTGTATTTGCAGTTGTACCTACATGAGTTGTAGGGATCTCTGCTGACTTTGTAATTGCAATTGCACTCTGAGCATCTGGCTCTGTTGTAGCAGATGCTGGATTAGCATAAGAATTCTCTGTTGTTGTTGATGCGTTAACATCTAGTGTCTTTTCTGTCATTTTTGTTTCACCGCCATTCGTAAATAAATTTGAGCTAAACATTGATGCAATATCTACATTTTCTGATACCACATGTTGCTTAACATAATGTTCTAAATGGTTATCGCTAACCTCTTGATGCTGACTGCTTGATGAGGAAAATGGAGAAACAACGCCAGGGTCTGGCTTCCACGACTTTAAAATTTCTGCAGTTAATTTTACTACTTTATCGTAGACGCTCTCCATTATTCCCCCTTAAATTAGTTAGCTGTTGGGCGTGTTGCGTTGTTTACGCTACCCTGCTCTGTTGATACGATTGGGCCACCGAATGCTGCACCTGTAGTCATTGACTCGTTTGCGCCTGTAAGTGGGCTCTGAACTGAAGCTCCTGCCATTGTCTTTGGCTCGTTAACTCCAAGATTTGTTACTGAAGCTGAAGCACCGTGATCTGGAGCTGTTGCTGCTGTTACCTCTGGCTTGCCTGCTGCCTGAGATGGGGTCTGCTGATTGTTATCCATATTTCACCTCCATAGTGATTGTGTTTATATTATATCGTATAAGTGATTAATTTGGGAATGGAAAATCTAAATCGTTATCTTCCATCCACCTTATACCTTTTTCTGTGGCTTTAAACCTTGCGTTTAGGTCTTCATCATAGTCAATTTCAACAAATCCCTCTTGATAAAGGACCATCAAATCGCTATCAATGTCTGCCATGATTTCTGTATAAAGCTCTGGCATGACTACCTTTAGCTTTTCTAAATCGAACTTAAAGATGGCCTCTCCAAATTCGTCCATACCATCCCAAATTAAGGCTTTTTTCTCTTCAAGCCATCCAATAATTTCATCATCGCTTTTATCAAACATAATATTATTGTACAGCCTTTGCAATATTAATAGCAAGCACATTCTGTTTTACCATAATATTTGTATAATTTGTTCCAGTAGATTTAATTAGGGCATACTCGTTTGCATAAGATAGGTTTTTAGCATTAAGAATCTTAAGCCATCCCGTCCCAAAAGTTGCTACGGATAAGGATGTGCCGTAGTCTGATTTATACTGATTGCCTGGAACTGCTACAGTTAGACTTCCTGGAGAAGCAAAATCTACTCTAGAAGAATAGTTGGCATAGAGTGCAAGGCGACCTTTATCATCTATTGAACTAATTGCTAGCACTCCTGGCAGACATGCTGGATTATCAATGTTAGTATAGTTAAAGTCATTACCAGTTGGGAAGATTACAGCAATTCCCAATGCCGTCAACTTGTTAATCGGAGTTGCATATCCTGCTGCAATATTGCAAGATGGTGACAATGAACCTAATGGTGAAACAACTGCGCCAATATTAAACTTATCTTTATTTAGATATACCCAGTTTAACGCTGTTGTCAACATATCAGGATTGCATCCGATATAGCCATTTGTTCCGATTAATGAAGCACAACGAATTTCAATAATCTTTACGCTTGAATCAGTTTGTGTTGCAGCGGATGCAACCTCTGTTCCATGATTCCATGATGCATTTGTATACATTGCTGGAGTTACTGTTGCTGCTCCAGTTCCCTCCATAAAGTTTTGTTTATTAGGGCAACCATTATATCCAGATACACATACTTCATAAATAATATTATTTTTAATTGCTGGGTGCTGAATATCAACACCATTATCAATAATTACTAAAACCTTTGGTGTGGCAGCGTGGACTGGGACTGAAATGGCAGCAAACAATACAGCCAAAATTGTAATTAACTTTTTCATTATATTCTTTTCTCTAGTAGTTATAGGTATATTATACAGTTAGAAAATAACCGTGTCAATGTTAAACGACTGTTTTTTTAATTGTGCTGGAAAGCTGCCAGTTCCACTTTTGATGTGCTGACTCTCTGATCTCAAGATCACTAGCAATACCAATTTGTCCCACTGCTTCTGCAGCAGCATGGGCAACACGAATATCGTTAATCAAAACTTCATTAGACATTAAGAAGCTTTCGATTTGGTCCAATGCATTGTTTCCAAAATAAATTGATGATATGTTTCTATTTTCCATAAATTGCTCTAACATATGCGGGGCGGGAGTGTTAAGTTTTCTTAACATTTCTGAAACATCGTCAATAGACTCATACACATCTTCGTAAATTTCTAAGAACTTAAGATGAATTTCTGGGAAAAGCATACCTTCAACATTCCAATGATACCCATGAATTTGAAAATAAGCAGTTACTATATCTGCTTGTAGTTTTTTTAATGCCTCTACTAAATCCATTACTTTAATTTCTCCTTAATCCAAATCCACAAATGCTCGTGCCAGTAATAAAGTGCTGTTTCAAATAACATTTCGGCGGAAGCCAATTTTAATCCTACTGTCCAGTCACTAGTAATAATTGTACCAAGAATTGACACCATTGAAAAATGGAACAAATACCAGCTTAGGGTTTTAAGTAAGATTATCTTATTTTTCACTTTGTTTTTGCGTATCCAGTCTTCTTTTTGTTCATAGATCCTGGAAGCTTGCCTCCTGGACCCTTATGGTTTTTCTGTCTAATTTCTAATGCTTTTTTAATTTTCTCAGTATTGCTTGGCATGATTCTCCTATTATATCATTAATTGCTAGATTGAGAGGGCTTGTTGTTGATATATTCTCTCTCATCAATAATTTCATATGCTTGATTGTTTAACTTATCTTGATTCTTAACGTAATGATGTCCACAAAACATCAACTCCCCGCTAATTAATCTAACCATTACAAAAGCTTGTGACCCACATGCATCACATCTATCAATTACTTTTAATACACGATCTGCTTTTTCTTGTGTCATAGTCATACTCATAGTATATCCTTTTATGTTAGTAGTTACAAGTTTTAGTGTCCCCAGCAGGTTTCGATCCTGCGACCCGTTGCTTAAAAGGCAACTGCTCTACCAACTGAGCTATAGGGACATGGTACCCCAAGTTGGATTCGAACCAACGCTGTATGGATTTTAAGTCCACTATCTCTACCACTGGATTACTGGGGCTAAGCCCCCTCGGCACGATTCGAACGTGCGACGCAGGCCTTAGAAGAGCCTCGCTCTATCCTCTGAGCTACGAAGGGAAACCTATTAAAGTGTTGCGCCACCAATTGGTCGTGCACACGCTGTCTTTTCACCAGTTTGCAATGCATCTAGAATACGCAATGTTTCTTCTGGATTACGTCCTGTGTCAAGATTATTAATTGTTACATGCTGAATAACATCATTATCATCAACAATAAATGTCGCACGAAGTGCTACTCCGCCAGATGTTAAAATGTTTAACTGCTTTGCCAAGCCAAGTTCAAGATTCTGATCTGCAAACATAGTTGATCTAATATTAGTTAATTGTGGGTCAGCTTGCTTCCATGCAATCTTAACATATTCATTATCAACTGATCCAATTAAAAGCTTTGCATTTCTTAAGCCAAACTGTTCATGCAAAGAATCATAGCCAACAATTTCTGTTGGGCAAACAAATGTGAAGTCTTTTGGATAAAAAACAATAACTTTCCATTTGCGTCCAAATGTATTGTTAGTTATTTCAAAAAAAGAATTATCTGCTCTGACTCCAGTAATCTTAAAGTCAGGCAACTTATTTCCTACTGTGTACATACTACTCCTTATATAAGAAGGCTTGCGCCTTGCGATCTCAACGGGACTTGAACCCGCAACCTCCACCGTGACAGGGTGGCGATCTAACCAATTGATCTATGAGATCCTAGTGGAACAGGTCAGACTTGAACTGACGATTACCGAATTATGAGTTCGGGGCTTTGACCAACTAAGCTACTGTTCCTTGGTAGAATGTTTGCGAATTGAACGCAACTCTAGGGAGGATATAAGCCACCATCTGACCACCAGCCAGCCACATTCCGCTGGGGAAACAGGGCTCGAACCTGTGACCTAGGCATTAACAGTGCCCCGCTCTGCCGACTGAGCTATTCCCCAAAAATTAAAATGGAACTTTTTCCATTATTGATTCGTCTATTTCACAAACAATGTTTATTACTACTGAAGATCTAAAATCAGATTCTTTTGGATATTCCCAATTGTGAAAAATATCTCCATCAAAAAATAAAGCATACCCAGCTTTTGGTTCAAAAGATTTGAACAATGTTAAACTGTTTGGATCAACTTCTTCTCCAGTATATCTTTTATCGTAAAGGTTTGTATTTCCTTCAGAATCATTAACATAATACACGAAAGTGTAATGTTTTTCAACTCTTCTTAAATCTACGTGAGGATCCATAGGTCTTTGTTCTTTAGATCTAAATGTAAGATTTCCTCTTTGCCTAAGTATTTTTTTAATTTTTACATTATTTTTTTCTGCAAATTTATTAATTAAAAAGGTAGCAAAATTTAAATCAAGAAAATCAACAACCATTATTCCATTATCAGAAAAATTATTGCTAGTTAAACCAACAACATTATCTTTAGCTGCGCCTATTGATTCTATGAATCTATATTTTTGAGAAAATAAAAAATTTCTTGCATATATAACTTCTTCTTCTGTTAAAAAGTTATTTACATAAAGATACATTTTGTTCCTTTAATTAAAGGTACGGTAAGCAAATTTCCTAACTGCATGAATGACCCAGATCCACCACGAATCCCATACCAGGTCTCATGTATGTAATATGTAACTATTCCATCCTAAGAAAGTGTTGCTTACCGTACTATGTATATTATACTAGGTGGTTATTTATTATGTCAACTATTTGATTTTGATTTGCTTTGGTTTTTTTGCTTCTGGTACTTCTCTTTCAAGCATAATACAAAGCATTCCATTTTCAACTTCTGCACTCTTGACTTCGATATATTCAGCTAATGAAAATGTGCGGGTAAATTTACGTGTTGCAATCCCCTTGTGAATAAACTTATCTTCTTTATCTGTTTCAATATCTCCTTTTACAGTAAGAGTTTGATCTTCTACAGATACGGATAGGTCATCTTTTGAGAATCCCGCCACCGCTATATCAATACAGAAGTTATCATCATCAATTTTAATGATGTTAAATGGTGGGTATGATTGATTAATTGCGTTTTGATGAACTTGATTCATCTGTGCTATTTGGCGATTGTAGCCAATAAAAAAAGGATCATTAAAAAGATCCCATAGGTTGTTTGTCATAATTTGCTCCTTTTAAGCGAGTTATTTAAATTCAGGCCCCCATAGGCAACCTGTATATACATTATATCAAACTGTTAGAGTTATTGTCAAATAGTTGTGTTATTAGAAGATCTGTTCCCGTACCCCACAGATGGCTTGCCATCATTTTCATATGTCGCTCTTGACGGGAAATAGTATCTTGCATCTTGATCCTGTGAATTAAAATCAGGACCCATTTGACCTTTATTAGATGGAACAAATACACCAGACCAAATTGATTCGCCCTTTTCCATCTTATTTTCTCTTTCAACAATTGCACGAGACCATGCAAATCCTGCATCTCCGCCCCATGCGTACCACATAACTTTACCATGTGAAGGCTTATCCCACTCTTTACCCTGCTTGTCAACTTCATGGCGTGAGAAGAATGAATACATACGCTTTACAGTATCAAGACTTAAAGACTCTCCATTAACAATTTGACGGGCTCTGCCCCAACCTACGGCTGTACCAGCTCCAGTTGCCTTGCCATCTTCTTTCCATTTAATTGCTTTGTGTGCTGCAGCCTTCATACCTGCATTTGGCTTATAGCCAGAATCTGATTTCTTTACTTCTTTAGGAATGCAATCTGGAACAGTTTTACCATTCTTTTCTTTTGTACCCGCATACTCATAACCATCCCAGCAAGGACCTTGACCCTTGGTCATGCAACTTAAACATTTTTCTTCATCAGAAATATAATGATGATCATTTCCTAAATCATCACATCCGCATGTCATACATTTATTCACTACGTTATTCTCCTTATATTCCTCTGGAGTTTTAGTTGTCCTAACTTCATCGCTGAGTAGGTCTATTTTGGGGTTATCTAGGCCTTTGAGAGCCTCTTCTGCTTCTGCCCTAGTCAAGTAGCAGCCTATTGATTGACCCGTTCCAGACTTCATTATAGCATATCCATGCTGACAATCTGGAGTATTAAATTCAATTGACCAGCCGTCTCCACCTGTAAATATCATTTTCTTTACATCTGGCACGTTTGTATATAAAGCACCTAATTGTGCCTGGGCCTGGGCTTTAGACGGATGTGTTCCAACAACCTTACCAGTAGCAGTAACTACTACTTGATACTTGTTACCTTCACGTCTGATATTATATGGCATATGACAATTATACCGTATTTACTATAATCCAGCCAATATTTCATCATCTGGAGTATCTGGGTTATTTTCTGTATAAAGAGCTTTAAGAGTCTTTTTATTTTCTACTCTTTGAACAGATTCTCCCATACCTATGACAAACATAATTGTTGGAATAATTATATCTATGGGTATATTAGGAAAGCTTTTATTTAAATAAATAATTAAAGCAGAAATATACCCAGATACTCGTGAGGGATGTTTTCTAAGATATTTAGATATTTTATGCAACATTAATCTCCTAATGAAGTTTTATTATCTACTGCTGAAAATGAAGCATTAATTTCATCTATGGTTAATTTACCATCATCCATAAATCCACGTGCTAAACCTTCAACAACTTTTGCTACACCTAAAGTTCCCGCCATAAAAACAGCTGTTAAAGTTTTAATTCCAAAAATGGAACCTGCCCCTATGACTGAAAGACCAGTTGCTGCAAATACTGCTAATATTCTCATAATGATATTATTAACACTTGCTATTACACCACTTCCAACTTGTTGTGGGATATCTGCAGGTGTTAATGGCTTTGCTGCTATCGCTGCTGCTTCGGCTTTAATTTTATTTATTGCATATGTTGGTTCTAATTGAGACATATTTTTACTCCTTTCCCTTTGGATTTCTTAATCTAAATGTTGCAATCCACAAGAAGATAGAAATAAGAATTGCATCTCCAACAACTGTCTTTGCGGATCCCGTCAAAACTAGCCACGCAGAGAATAGACCAACGAAAGTCCAAATCTGATTGGCTAGGTCTGACATTAAACCTTTAATTAGTTTCATTTGCCGAACCTCCTTCTAAGTGCTGCTATTTGTCCTACGACAAGTGTAGTCACTAAGATTTTTTTAGCTTTCTTTCTTGTTACAGGCGACATATCATTGCCAATATTAGCCATTGCAACAAATGCTTGATTGATTGCTTGCACTCCAGGAACTGAAGCAAGTGTACCAGTTATTGGGGTTAATACCACAGGGACAGCAACATCTGGAGCATTAAAACTATCTCCCCCTGGTTGACCGATAAATGTATCAGCAGTAGTGATTGCATCTGCAGGAATAGGTAAACCAGATCCTGGAGGTGGGGCAGGAGGTGTAAGATGACCATCTTCTCCAACAACTTGAGGTGCACTTTGTGTACCAAAGAATTGAATACCGCCATTTTCTACTCCTTTTACATCTACTTGAATATGTGGAACTAAAACTTCTGCTGGAGCAGGCTTTGGAATGTCAGTTGGCAGTTGTGCGGGATTGTTTGGAACGACGCCAGTTGATGTTACTAACGCTTTGTCTGCTGCTACTTTTTCTGCTGCTTGCTGTGCAGCTTTATCTGCTTCTGCTTTAGCAGCATCAGCTTTTGCCTGTGCATCTTTTTGTGCTTGTATAGCAGCATCCTGTGCGGCTTTTGCATCTTTTGCTTGTTGCTCTTTAGCTGCTTGTTCAGCAGCAATTCTATCCGCTTCTGCTTTTTGTTTATCTGCTTCTGCTTTAGCATTTGCAGATTCTTGTGCAGCTTTTGCTGCCTCATCTTTAGCTTTTTGTTCTGCTAGTGCAGCATCTTGTTCGGCTTTTGCTTTTGCGTCCGCCTCTGCTTTAGCAGCGTCTGCTGCTGCTTGAGCATCTTTTGCTGCTTGAATTTTTGCGTCTTCTGCTGCTTTGTCTGCTGCTGCTTGTGCTTCTTTGGCTGCTTGTTCAGCAGCAATACGTGCATCTTCTGCAGCCTTGGCTTCCGCTGCTGCTTTTTCATTTGCTGCTTGCTGTGCAGTTGCTGCTGCATCTGCTGCAGCTTTATCTGCTGCTGCTTGTTCTGCCAATGCTTGTGCTCTTGCTGCCCTAGCTTCTGCATCTGCTTTTTGTTGTGCAGCTAATGCTGCGTCAGATGCTGCTTTATCGGCTGCTGCTTGTGCTATTGCAGCTTGACGATCTGTTTCTGCTTTAATTGCTGCTTGTCTTGCAGCCTCTGCCTCTGCAGCAAGTCTTGCTTGTTCTGCATAATAATCTTGTGTAACAGTAACTGCATTTCCAGTAGCAGTATTTGCATCTTGAACAGCAACAGTTGCAGTATCTGCAAGAGAGTTAGCAGTTTGCAATGTAGCATTTGCTGTATTTTGAGCATCTGTTAAATTTTGTTTTTGTATAGACAAATTTTCCTGTGCTGTTGTTAGATCTCTTTGTGCTAAATTATATGCTTGTTGTGCTGCATCTATAACAGATTGTTGGGCATTTACATCATTAACTGCATCGTGAAGTGCTTGTACTGCTTGTGCTACTACCTGTGCTTGTGCATCATATGCATTTTGAGCAGAAGTTAAATTAATTTGTGCTGTAGATACTGAAGCGGTCAATGTTGGATTTGGAGCAGAAGTAGTAGATATTACATGACTAAAATTAGTTGATGTAGGGGATGTAAAATATTGATTATTAATCATATAACCTAAAGTTACTCCAGCACCTCCGCCATTTTCATAATACCAAAGAATAATATCTTGCGTTGTGCCAGCGGTAATATCAAATGATTGACTATAAGGACTCCAAGCTAATCCTTGATCTCTCCAGTTATTAATAACTAAATTACCATCAATATAAAGTTTTGATCCATCGTCTGAGTAAACAGCATATTTAACAACTGTTGCATCTGACGGTAATGTAATCTTGCCTTCAAATTTTACAATTACATGATCTGATAATCCAGAATTAAGTATTTGACCACTTCCCCAATTATAAGTAATCTGAGGTACTGTCAGAACCTCTACTGGAGTAGCATTTGCAGCGGGGAGTGCAGGAGAGGCACCATTTGCTGCATGATAAACTGTTGCTATAAGTCCTGGTTGAGTAACATCAACAGTTGTTAATGGAGCAGAATTCAGTGCAGTTTGGGCATTTGTTAAATCAGTTTGGGCATTATTTAGGTCTGTTGATTTTTGATCAAAGGTAGAATTTTCAGCATTTGCTGTAGATTGTGCATTTGATGCAGTAGATTGTAAATCTGGCAACTTAGCAGTTTCGGTTGTTAGAATAGTTTGAGCATCAACCGCTTTAACTGTAGCGGTATCTACAGTAGTAACGGCTTGCGTTACTATTGCTGTTTGTGTATCCACTGTAGCAATTGCTGTTTGTGCAACCTGTGTTGCAGCTGTAGCAGAATCAATTGTTTGTTGAGCTATTTGAATTTTAGTATTTGCTTCAGCAACAGCAGATGCCATGGGTTCTTGTGTAGTAGCTATAGAAATTGCTGTTGAGGTATCTGTATTGGGAACGTTTGCTTGAATTGTTGAAATTATTGCATTCCCGTTTGCTTCTGAAGTTGTTTGAAGGCTTGAAATGGCTGCATTAATTTTATTTTCTATAACAGCAACTGTAACAGTTGATGTATCAATAACAGCATTTACTGTTGAAGTATCTGTTAT